ATAAATATTCATATATACCCAAAAATGTTGTTAACAGCATAGCAAACATAATATATACAGTGTACACGATAATACCGTACAGATTGTTATTTTGAACACTATGTAATGGTAATACACATGCAATACAATTAGATATAGATATCATGTTATCATATACGAGTGAATAATATGCACTACTTATAATAATAAACAAATTTAACCAATGTACAATTTTAGATTCGAATATTTGATAATCAGGTTGTCGTACTTGTTGTTGAATTTCGGGGTTAGGTAACACGTCTAATATAGCAGGTCTTTCTTCTTCATAATTTATACCTATACAATGAGTTCCATCGGGTTGTACAATTTCATTATAATACATAAAAGAATAATAAATGTATCTTTTATGTACATTAATTGTAAAGGATTTTGTTTCAATTGTAACGCACCTTTGAAGCCTTATATTAAGTCGAATAATTATGAGGTTCGCGAACTTATTAGGAAATATAGACGTATTAACCCAATATGGTTATACAACAACGAAACGTATTATAAGTTTTACGGAAATGTATTGAAACGTGTATGTTTTTCCTGTTTTACAACCCTTAAAAAACCAAGTAAAAGACAATTGCTTTTAAGAGAGATAGGTAAAACTAAAAATATAACAGATAATTCTTTATCGTTAACAACAAAAGATATGTTATTTTGGTATCAAAGTTTGTACAGATATGTTTCCAAAAATTTTAAAAATAGACCAATGATCGTGTATAACTCCATTTAAAAAATTATATATAATAAGTAGTATGTGCGATACCAGTGGTCCAAATACAGGGTCTATAATATCACTGAATGCGATAGGTAAACAGGATACGTATTTGATAGAAAATGATCAGACTAAATCTTTTTTTACAAATAAAAGTAAAAGACATTCTAATTTTACAAAATTTCATAAAAGTACTGTTGTTAATAAACCATCTAATGCTTCGTCAAATTGGCCATTTAATCAAAATGTTAGCGTAACACTTAACCCGAGAAATATGGGTGATCTGTTATCAAATATGTACATTTCGTTTGATTTACCAGCGGTTTCTAATTCTAATTTTAACTTTTCTGACCAAATTGGTAGACATGTTATAAAATCTGTCACTATGCGTGTAGATGAACTCGTTATAGAAAAGTTTCATGCAGATTGGGGTATAATTCATGATGAACTTTATTTAGACGAATCAGAAAAAAGAACTTTAAGATACACTATCAACAGAAATTTAGCACAGGGTACTGCTATAGCGAATAAGAGTTTGTCGATACGAAATTCAAAAGTTTTTATTCCGATACCTTTATTTTTTTCAAGAAAATACGAAAATGATGAATATGAAACTAATAAACCAAATAGACCCTATTTTCCAACGTGTGCTATACATAAACAAAAAATACAATTTGATATTGAATTTTTCCCACAAAATTTCTTTACCGACGATACTTCTACTTTATCACTGAGTAGTTTTAACATTGTTACAGAGGAGATAACAATTGAAAGCGCAGAACGTATGTATTTGAAAAATGAAAAACAAACTTTTATTACAGATATAGTACAGAAACATCCTTCTCTCCTTATAAATTCGGGTGTTACTAATACAAAAATAGAACTTGTACCTAAAATACCGGTTAAATCAGTTAACTGGTTTTTTAGAAAAACTTTATTCGAAAACGAATCTATACCGAGAGGACCAGGTTTTACAAATTCAACTGATAATAATAAATACTACTTTCATAATAGGTATAATTTATCTACACAAAGTACGTATTCAATTGCTAATGAATTTTATAATCCTCCCATGTCGAGTGCTAAAATTTTTGTAAATGGAGAAGATGTTCCGGGGTTTCAAGATAGTGATCATAAATATTATAAATATACCACACCATTATTGTCTCGGTTATCAAGACCTTTAAGAAATATATACACGTTTGCATTCTCGATGAATCCGGTAAATGTGGAACCATCGGGAAGCTTGGATTTTAGTCAGTTACAATCTAACAGAACTGTTTTAGATATTAAAATGGTAAATGGTCTATCTGAAGACTATAATTTACACATTTATTATGTAGGTTATCAAACCTATACGTTTGAGAATGGCTATATTAAACGTGCTTATTAAATAATTTATTTTTATTGTTTTTTATATATTCGATTATATTATTCTTTATACACCATCTTATAAAATTTAACTGTGCAACTGTTGTATGAATTTCGTCGGATGTACCAGGTATTATGTAAGTAATCTTATCTGTTCTACAAAAAGGATCAAATAACTTTTTACTATAACCATCCAAGCTCGATTTATAGGCACAGTGAACACTGAAAATTTTTCCATCGTTAGTTTTGTATGTTAAATTATTTTTTTTAGAATAATTTGTTATGAACCATTCGAGGTTTCTCAAAGATATACCACCCGATTTGTTTAGTATCTGTTTTAATACATCTTTATTTTTAGATTCTTTATAAAAACCATCTATAGAAGTTAATAATATATCTGATTTATTCATCTTATATATTTTTATCAATTAAACTTTAAGTTTATTTAAAAACTGTTTTTGTAATAGGTAGTGGTAAACATTCGTCATCGGATGTATTATTAGATGAACTACTACCATTACCTTCGTATTGAATTTTACTCCAATTGGAAATAACAGGGACGTCATCAATCTTTAAACTTTTCGCGTGACTTTTACAAAATTTATACGAACCTACCGTCCATTTAGCAGATTTCATACATATTTTACCATTATTTGATATCCCACAACACAATTTGTTACACCCAGAATCTCGAGTATGTGTATCAATTATATACTCTAAACAAGATGATATATTAATAAGTCCTTTTCTTTCTTGTGATAAACGTTCAATCGTTTTACATTTTATAATATCAAGTCTTTCTATAGCTGTATTATGGATAGCATTACTTAACCTAAACTCAATTCGTGCAGTTTCTCTTATATCTAACATTTTCGGAAATGGTACATCTTCGTCTTTATAAACATATTCACATTTTTTAATAAGTTCGTCAAACGGTATTTTATATTTTTCAGATATTTTACGATACATGTGAATGAGCTCGTATTTTATTAGATTTTTCATATTTTTTTCAAAAACCTCGATCGTTTGTGAAAAAGTTGTAATATCCATATTCTTATAATACAATGTATTTTATTTTTTAAGTTTAAAAATGTCTGATATACGTTTCTGTTTAGGATCGTAATCACATAATTTACTCCGTTTTTCGGGTTTAGAACGTGTTATGAGTTCACCAAATATTTCTTCTTTGGGATTCTCAAATAATGGTTCTATAAGATCACATATAGGGTTAATAAATTTATTAAGAAAATAATAAGGGTAATCTATATCCATTTTATTATCGACCGCGTATTTCGGATCTTCGGCCTTCTCATACGCTTTTGCTCTAGGATCCCAAGTTTTACATAAAATGTAAGGAACTCTATCACCAGATTGTGGCTCAGAGCCAGGTTGTCTATCACGCATCTTATTGCGAACCTGTACGTGTGGTAGATTATCAGACTTATACGAATCACCCAATTGTTGCGAAAGTATAAGCTTTTCATTAGGTACGTCACCTTCTAATAACTCGACAGCCCGTTGTAAAGCTAACGCTTTAGGTGTACTCGTATCGTTACTTTCCAATATAACATCGAGTAACTCTTTTGAAACTTCGCGCATATAAGGAGTATTATCACGACGAACAAGTTGAAGACCTTTCACATCTATATAATCCATATTCATTTTACCATCTTTACCTTGTGTCCACAGTTTTGCCGCGTACCTTTTCTTTGAATACAAAAAATACGGATAATACACCTTTTCAAGTTCGAGATTATTTGGTTTCTTAAAAAGTTTTGTACACTCTTCCGCCGCGCGTTCTCCAAGTTCCCAACTATATTTAATAGCCTCCTCACCTTTACGTTCACCGACGTCAAATTCGACCATAACCGAATCAGTATCTCCATACCTTACCTTTGCACCGGGGTAATGTTTCTCGACGTAATTCTTCGTATCTTCGATCATCATACGCCCTTTCATAGTTGTTGAAGACGCTATGGGTACACATGGTAAAATACCTTTAGACGCACCAGTGAAACCATACACAGAATTCATTGAAATCTTATACGCCAATTGTTTACCGTTATACATTTCTTTTAAAGATCCCGTCGAATTAGCCATATCTTTTTTCGCCTGTTTTCTAAACTGTTTAAGTTCTGTTAAGATATTTGGTATAAGACTCGGTACATTTTGTACGAATTTGTAATTTCCAAACGTCTCGATCTCTAAATCGGGGTATAAATTTTTGTTTTCGTACACGGGGTCCATTATCAAAGTAGAATAACACAAATTGTGTCCAACCATTATGGATGGATACAGTGCTTCAAAATCAAGGGCAGTTATCGGTGTGTAATACGCACCCTTTTGTGCCTCTAACACAGTCGCACCTTCGTATCCATCCACGAGTCCCTGTCCCCATTCTATAGTAGGAACAAGGTACCCCATTTCTCTCGCTTTTTTAGTTAACTGACTAAACACTTTAATCTGTTGTCCTCTCTCGACTAAATAACATAACGGAACCCAGGTCGCTTTTGCCATCTCGAGAAGATTTATAAGTGTACATAATTTAGAAAGTAATTTATGTGGAAGTAAAGTATCTTTTATACAATATTCCGCAACCTCGCGTAGTTTTACCGGATCTTCCTCTCTAAAACGAGCAAACATTTCTTTGGCAGGCATATCAATTTTTTGATCACCCAAATATAATTTAGAAACGTTATCGAGTTTATACGAATCGAGTTTATACCCTTTTTTAACCTCGTGAAACATGTCAAAAATGAAACGACCTGGTATAGGTAATAATTTAAGTTCATTGTCACCAAGTGCACTCGAAGACAATTTTTTCACTTTCATCTCACATGTGTGACCCTTAAGTTTACTCATTTCATAAAATTCAGGCGAACACCCTACCTTATTAGCTCGTGTCATTATATAATTCATATCAAACCCAAATATGTTCCAACCAGTTATTATATCTATATCCATTTTTACTACGTATTCACTAAACGCTTCTAACATCTTACGTTCAGATTCGTAACTTAGAATGGTACACCCTTCGAGTTCACTATCCGTTTGTTTATAACAAAAACAGGTTTTGTTATAAGGAACGTCAGTACCAAAAGAACATAGCGAAACTGCAATTTGAAAACAACAATCGCCTAATATTTCAGCATCCGGAAATTTACCAGTCGAACTATTACATTCAATATCCAGGGACGCAACTACAAAAGGCGCAGTTTCAGGTTTATCGACCGGTTTTAAATTTTTCCAATTACTACATGTTATATCAATATCAGTATTTGCGTAATTTGTATCAGTACAATCACTCCCAGAATCTAACCACCCAGTTGACTGAATACCAGTTATATGCATTAATCTAAGTACCGGATCCAGATTAGATTCATAAAGTTTCAATTTTACCTCTTCACCAGTAAATTTCCATCGTCGGAGTTCTTCATCGTTTACGATATCGAATGTCCATTCATAAATTTTCAAATGTCTTTTCAGTGTATACCCAACCTTACGACGATTCGCGAGTGTATCAAAATTAAGTTTCATAAAATAAAATTTTTTACTATTCTGAAATCCCCAAACGTCCATAGAAGACTGTATATCGTAACTCATTTTTAAACCAGGACACGCCTGTCTAATACTATCGTAATATATCTCAGCACGTCTATCGTAACCATCAGTAGGTAATTTAATAAAAAAATAAGGAGCAAAATGTGTAGTAAGACATATAGATTTTCCACTCTGCGTCTTACCAAATATATGTACTAAATGTTGATCATCTTTGTCTTCGGTTTCCCAGGTAAGTGCCTGAAAGACGACCATTTTTCTTATTACGTTATCGCTCGATTTTTTTAATATACTATATTAGTAAAATATGTCAGCTGCTTTGATCGATCTAGTATCAGTAGGTGCACAAGATGTGTACATCACAGGCGACCCACAAGTCTCGTTCTTCAGACAAAACTATAAACGTCACACTAACTTCGCGATAAAACCAGAACGTATCGATTATATCGGTTCATTTAAGGCCGGTGCCGAAATCAAAATCCCAATCCGGTCAAAGGGTGATCTTTTAAGCTATGTTTGGCTCGAAGGTACTAATATTAACACCCACCATGAAGTAGCACCCACAACAAGTTTATTTAATTCTCGATCAAACCCGACCGAATTTTCTCTTTGGATAGGTGGTCAAGAAGTGTGTAAATTGGATGCTCTCTATATTGCGGGTGTTCATAACGTTCTCTATAACGAATCTCAGGCAAAGGCTTCCACTGCTACAAATACCAGGGGTGTAGAATTAAATGCTAGCCCGAATAGTTACGTTATACCATTCTTTTTCAGTGAAGACTGGACCAAATCCTTACCACTCGTCGCGCTTCAATACCATGAAGTTGAAATTAGAATCAAGTGTAGAACTGGTGGGAGTTCTGAACTCGATGCGATAACACCAAAGGCGTACGCCTCGTACGTATATTTGGACACAGCCGAGCGTGAATTCTTTGCAAATAACGAACATGAACTCCTCATCACACAAACACAATACCAACCAATGAACAAAAATGATACATCGGTCGATCTTTCGTACTTTAACCATCCAGTTAAGGCCGTTCATATCGCTGCATCTACAGAAAGTGTTATTTGGTCATTTACCGAAGGTACCATGTATATAAACGGTACACCACTTTTCGAAAATATGACAAGTGAATATCACTCAAATGTTGTTCCAGGTAGACACTGTTCCATTCTCCCACACGCCCTAGACACTGAACCAGTAGCCACGTGGCCATTCTGTCTTACGATGAATAAATCACAACCAACAGGTTCTTTGAACTTTTCGCGTATAGATTCCGCGAAATTAGACTTAAAAGGTACCGCAAACGGTAGTTCAGGTGCGGTAGGTGCTGTTCGTGCATACGGTGTCAACTATAACATTCTCAGGGTTAAGAATGGTATGGGTGGTGTCGCATTCGGTAACTAATAATTAATTATATAGCCCCAGTAGATCCGAAGCCTCGATTCGCGCGCATAGTTTTTTGTAACTCATTTACTTCCTGTATAAGAGGTGTCGAACACTTCTCTAAAATCAACTGAGCAATTCTTTCCCCTTGTTTAATTTCGAACGGAACTGATCCGAGATTAAATAAGCAGACCTTAAGTTCGCCCGTATAATCAGGGTCAATCACACCCGCCCCGACGTGAATTCCGTATTTTACCGTTAACCCTGATCTCGGTGCTATGCGTCCATAACATCCGAGCGGTATCGTTGCACACACACCCGTACTCACAATGTCTCTAGAATTTGGTTGAATAATCAAATCGTTTAAACTGTATAAATCGTATCCAACTGATCCCGGAGACGCGCGCGTCGGTAAAGTTGCATCTAGTGTTAATCGTTTAATTTGAAGTGTTTCTGGCATTCTATTTTATCTATATACTCAAACTTTCTTTAATTTATTTAATTTTACTAGAGCAATCAATAAAATTATGAAAAGTATAACCATTTGAACAAAAAACATATCACCAGTTGTTATATTATACCCAATAATAGGAATACGAATAATACCATAGTCTTTAGTGTGACATATCGTTTTTTCACCTCTGTTATAAACATATTTTGATAAATCTTCTAACATTTTGGGACAGTACCTTTTATACCTATTCGTACTTATTTCTCCACCCATTATGTTATCTTCATCCGTCCAAAATGAATTTTTATAATCAATCTTTTTATCTAAATTTTTAATACCATTCGTCTCCATATCAATGTGTGTTGAATGCTTATGGTTTATTATTTTCCGTGCACCTTCGCGTGTAATAAAATATGCAGCAGTTGATCCCGAATACTTTGTATTGACACCTTTTGTTTTAGGACAAATACCATCACAGTGTAAACTTAAATAATCCCAATCTATATTTTCAAGTTTCTTTTCCAAGTGAACAACGTTAGCGAATAAAGGAAATGCATCATCTTCCATTATTAAAGCAACGTCGTACGGATCATTTTCTAAAAAGTGTTTAAGCGCCTGTATATGACTATACGTACACCCAATAGCAGATCTAGATGCAAAACTATCCACCGTAAATATGAAACTAAAATGTTTTTTTATTTCACTTTTGTCAATGTTTTCAAATTTATATCCACTTATACGCGTAGGATAAATACCAACCTCGTTAAGTTTATTTTCCTGAACTTCGTACCGTTTCTTTTGTGAATCTAGATTTATTACGTACGTATTAAAAGTCATATATGTTAGTATATCATGAGAATATATTTAAAAGTATAAGTTCAATACTAATTAATAATGAGTTTGAAAATCATAATGGGGAACATGTTTTCGGGTAAAACGTCTGAACTTGTTCGACGTCTAAAAAGGTATGAAGTTATAGGAAAAAGTATACTCGTCATAAACTCAAGTAAAGATACACGGTGTTTAGAACATGTTCTACGAACGCATGATAACATGAAATTTGATTGTGTAAAAACAAATAATCTCGATGAACTGAATTACGATAAAGTAGACGTTATAGCCATAGACGAAGCACAATTTTTTGTAGGTCTAAGACAATTTGTAAAAAAAGCACTCGTACATGGTAAAACAGTTTTATTAACAGGTCTCGACGGTGATTATAAACAGGAAAAAATAGGTGAAATTTTA